CAATGCCATCGTGATTCGCCAGGCACTGGACCGCATCGTCATCGGTTTTAACGGCGTGAAGGTCATGGCCACCACCGACCTGGCCGCCAATCCGCTGCTGCAGGACGTAAACAAAGGCTGGCTGCAGCACTTGCGTGAACAGGCGCCCGAGCGCGTGCTGGGGCTGGTGGGCGCCGGCCTGCCGGGCAAGGTCATCATCGGCGAGGGTGCAGATGCCGACTATGCCAACCTCGACGCGGCCGTGGTCGATGCCGTCAACCTGCTGGATCCGTGGTATCAGGAAGACACGGGCCTGGTGGCCATCGTCGGGCGCAAGCTCTTGAGCGACAAATACTTCCCGCTGGTGAACACCAAGCAGGCGCCCACGGAAACCCTGGCGGCCGACATCATCATCAGCCAGAAACGCATCGGCGGCTTGCCGGCGGTACGCGTGCCCTACTTCCCGGACAACGCCATCCTGATTACCCGCTTCGACAATCTGTCGATCTACTTCCAGGATGGTGCGCGCCGCCGCCGCGTCGAGGACAAGCCCTCGCGCGACCGCATCGAGAACTACGAGTCGTCCAACGACGCGTATGTCATCGAAGACCTGGGCCTGGCCGCGCTAGTCGAGCACATCGAGCTGAAAGCCTAAGCCATGGGCAACCTGTCTCCTGCTCTGCGCCACCGCGCGCGCATGCTGGCCGAGCGCACGGCCGGCGCCGCCGAGCCGCAGGGCGTGACCACCGGCAGCGCGTATGAGCTGATGCTTTATAAATTGTCCGACGACCGCCGCCGCCTGAAATCCATTCAGTCAGTCGAGCGCAAGATCGAGGTCAAGGCCACCATGCTGGCGACCTATGCGCAATGGATCGACGGCGTGCTGGCCGGCGGCAAGGGCGCGCAAGACGATGTCGTGGCCACCATGCTCGTATGGCACGTCGACACGGGAGAATATGACCGTGCCCTGGTGATTGCCGCCTACTGCATGGAACACCGCTTCACCCTGCCCGATGGCTACAGCCGTGACATTCCGACCATGATGCTGGACGAGTTTGCCGCCGCCTACCTGCAGGGCAAGCTGGGCGATGATCCGCAGCATGCCGTGGCCGTGCTGGGCGCCGTCGAAGCCATGACGGCCGCCAGCGACGCGCCTGACCAGGCGCGCGCCAAGCTGCACAAGGCCATTGGCCTGGCCATGGTGGCCGTACTGGACCAGCAGGACGCGACGGACATTGCCCCGGCCCTGCGGGAACAAGCTGGCGTGGCCATGGCGCAGTTACAGCGCGCACGGGCTTTGTCCGAGTCCGTCGGCGTCAAGAAAGACATGGAACGGCTGGAGCGGCGCATCAAGCGCGCGGCTGATTCCAGCTAAAGAGCAGCCCCCAGCGCACAGGCGGCACGGGGGGATTCCGGCGAATTTACCTGCCTGATGAGCCCCGTCCACCGCCTCCCCTTTCACCTCCACCTCAGACACCATGTCCTTTATCGCCCTTCCTCCCCGCGCACCAGGTGGCACCAGCACGCCGCCGGCACCCAGCCCCACGCCCGGCATCGTGGAAAACGATGGCTGGTTTCCCGACATCCTGCTCACCGATATGCGCGACGCCATGCGCCTGGACGGCACCGTCACCGACGCGCGCCTGGTGCAAGCCGTGGTCGATGCCATCCTGCAGGTCAACCGCGAGCTGGCCGACTGGCAAGGCAAGCATGCCGCCGCCGGATTCCTTGCGCTGGTGGACGTGCCGGCCGCGCGCATCAACCGCGAGTCCCGCCTGCTGGCGCAGTACCGGCGCGCCGTCTATAGCACGGCGAAAGCCGACCTGATAGAGCGTTACCGCGACTACGACAGCACGGCCACGTCCGTCAGCGACAAGAAAAGCATGGAGTGGCTGGACGAAGCACCAGGCGCGCAGCGGCGCAATGCGCAATGGGCCATCGCGGATATGGTCGGCCGCACGCACCTCACCGTGGAACTGATCTGATGCAGGTACGCACGCAGCAACACGACACGGTAGACGCCCTGGTGTGGCGCTACCTGGGCGACGGTGCGGGATACGTCGAGCAGACCCTGGAAATGAATCCCGCGCTGGCGCGCCACGGCGCCGTGCTGCCCGCCGGCCTGGTCGTCACCCTGCCCGAGCCGGCGTCCAGCACGGGCCAGGTGGCCGGAGCCGATCTTGTGCAGCTATGGGATTAACACAGCAATCGACCTTTTTACCCTCATGAGAAATCTATCTAACTTCACCCCGGAGAATCAAGCAATGTCCGCAGAATCGTTTGGTGGTTTCGCCACCCTGGTCAAACTGTACGGCTTCAAGGCGGCGCTGGGCATGGTCGGCGCGGCCATGCTGTACATCGTGCTGCCGCCGTTAAATAGCGACGGCACCTTCAACAAGGGCGAGTTCGTCGCCCGCCTTGCCTGCGCGGGCGTGTTCTCGTGTCTGCTGGGCGGCACCGTGTATCAACTGCTGTGCGCTCAGCTCCCCGCCATCGGCGCCATGGTCAACGCCTCCGCCATCGACCTGATCGTCGGCGCCCCAGGCTGGTGGGTATCGCGCGCCGTGGCCCTGTGGTTCCAGCGCCGCAGCGACAAGGACATCGCCGAGCTGGTCAAAGACGCGAAGGAGCACTGATGGCCACCCCAGAAAATGCGCTGATCGCGCGCACCATCGACGCCATCCTGCGCGCCGAAGGCGGCTATGTGAATGACCCGCAAGACAAGGGCGGCGAAACCAATTACGGCATCACGGTGGCGGTGGCGCGCGCCAACGGCTACGCGGGGCCGATGCGCGATCTGCCCGTGACGGTGGCGCGCGCCATCTACACGGCGCGCTACATCACCGAACCAAAATTCGACCAGGTGCTGGCCATCCATGCCGCCATCGGCGCCGAAGTGATCGACACCGGCGTGAACATGGGCCCCCACCGCGCGGCGGAATTCCTGCAGCGCTGGCTGAATGGTTTCAATGACACAGGCGCCCGCTATCCTGCCCTGTTCGTCGACGGCCGCCTGGGCGCGCAGTCGCTGGGCGCGCTGGCCGCCTTCCTGACATGGCGCGGCCAGGACGGCGCCGCCGTGCTACTGCGCGCTTTGAACGGCCTGCAGGCGGCGCGTTACCTGGAAATCACCGAGGCCAACAAGAGCCAGCGCCGTTTCCTGTTCGGCTGGATCAAGGAACGGGTGGCCATGTGACCGCGACCACCTGGCGCCCGCTGGCTGCCTGCCTGCTGTGTGGCGCCATCGCAGGCTGGACGGCGCAGGGCTGGCGCAAGGACGCCAGTATCGCCGAACTGCAGCGGGCGGCCGCCACCAACAAAACCAATGCCGCCACCGAACTGGCCCAGGCCACCGCCCGCGTGCTTGCCTTGGAGCGCGCCGCCGGCGCCGCCCTGGCACAACGCGCCGACCACCTCAACCAGGAGCAAACCCATGCGAAAACTGAACGCGACCGTTTCAGCCTTGATGTGCGCAGTGGCGCTGTGCGCCTGTCAATCCCCATCGCCAGCGGCCAGTGCGCCGGCCCCGCTGATTCCACCGCTGCCGCAGGCCATCGGCACGAAACGCGCGCCGAACTTGACGCAGCGACTGCGGCAGCTCTTGACGCCATTGCCGGCGACGGCGACGACGCCACCCGCCAGCTGAACGCCTGCATCGACGCCTACAACACCGTGCGGAACACCTACCATGTACAAACCAAATAGCCTGCGCCAGCACCTGGCCGCCGCCATCCCCGCCCTACAGCGCGACCCCGACCGCCTGCTGGTCTTCGCCGACGAGGGCAACGTGGTGGCCACCTCCACCGCCTCGCTGTCCTTCGAATACCGCTTCAAGCTCAACCTGATCGTGACCGATTACGCGGGCGACGCGGACGCCATCATGGTGGCCCTGATCGCCTGGCTGAAAGTCCACCAGCTCGACCTGCTGGCCAATGAAGAGCGGCGCAAGCACGGCATTGCCTTCGAGGTGGACTTCAACAACCATGAAACGGTGGATATTTCGGTCAAGCTGGACCTGACCGAGCGCGTGGCCGTCAAGACCGGCG